CGTTTTGAGTTTATGATCTTTGCATGTGGCTTCCAATCAATTTCGAACGGAGGCGGATTAGCGTCGAAGTATTCTCTTAGTTGTTGTGGTGTCATGGGACAAATATACATAGATACCGGGTAAAAACTCTTTCAGTAATCGGTACTTAAATGTCCTTATTTAAATACTTCTTAAGTCCTAATATAAGCCCAAGGTGAAACATTGTCTTTGCGTTATGTCTATTTTTTATCTCTTTTAATCGCTTTTCGACTGAGCTTAGGCTGTTCGGCTTTATGCCGTACTCCTTTAACATATGTGATATTTCAGATTGTGTTTTGCCTTCAAAAAGGTATTTTATAATCAACTCGTCGATATCGGTATGTTCCATGGATTTATTGTAAAGAAAACCCCTCGCTGATCACTTTTGGGAAGTGTAGAGGGGTTTTAACCTAAACCTGATGCGAATATAAAGAAAATCCCGGAAACTCTCACATTTCCGGGATGTGGCACATGGAGTGCAGAATGAAAAGATTTAACTCTATTTTTATAATCTTTTATTGTTCTTGAGACGGAAGTTTATTTTCAATGTTAATTTTGGTTGCTCCGGCCCGTTCGGACATTACCTGTTTTCCAACGTCGATTAATCCCTTACTTTCGTATATTTTCATGGCCGTTGACACATCAATAGCCTGACGAGTCTGTTCGTCAAGATCGAATGTGAGCGTGATAAAATTCAAGTGAACGCCCAGCTCTTCGAGTATCTTGTTGCTTTCGAGTAGTAGTTTATTCTCGATATCTGACTGATCAAGTTCAACGATGTCTTCGTCAATGAATATGTTTTTAGCTACGTCTTTTATACGTTTATCAATAACCATATTTTCGGCCATCTGAAACGCTTTGTCGTTTATCGCTTCCGGATCATCCGCGTTAACATTGGCTTTTCCCAAGTATTTAGCCTGTTTGATAAAAGCTAACGGCTCCGTTATTGAGTAGTCATAATCGATATGCACGTTGGCTCTAACCTTGTCTTTCAGGTTCGATATAAATATAGCATCGCCTTGCATCGGGTAATTTGGAATCACCACTTTCATGTAACACATATTCATTCCCCCGACCGGGACAGCATCCCCCGCGTTTATTTTCTTCCATGTCATACCGCAGTCGTCGGAAACAACCACTTGTTGATTTGACTTGGCATAGTTGCAGCTTTGTAAACTGACGGCCAATATGACTACTAAGGTCCAAATATATTTTATCGCCTTGCCTCCAATGAAGACAGCAGCGATGGCAACAGGCAAGATAATAAGGAAGTTCGTAGGATTGTTCAGCCAGTAGTTACCGGTGATACATTTCACGAGGCCGTAACAGATTGAAACAAGAATCGAGGCTATTACAGTGATAGCGATTGTTTTTAGAATTGTTTTCATATTTATTGACTTGTTAATTAATGATTAAGAGTATGCTAGTTGATTAAAAGGTGGTGTATATTTCCCGCAAACGCTATTATCAAAGCCATAACAGCGCATAGGAGGTAGATTAGTATTACTGAGCTTCGTTTCATAGCTTTACCAAATTGGCAGTTTTTCTACTTCGATTGGTTTGTAATGAGTGAAGTACTCCCCATCTCTAAACATCTCATCCAATTGGAACGCATTATATTGATGCCTATCGTTTATTTTAAAGGATCCGTCATCTTCTTTGAAACAAACCTTGTAATATGTATCCGAATTGTTGATTTCAGGCAAATTACTTCCATCAGGTTCTATGCGTGTCCAACCGTTATTTGTATCTAGGAAAAGGATATCACTAGGTATCAAGCAATGATCAAACCAGTTTAAGCTCTCCATAGACTCTATGTATCTTAATTTAATTGGTAATAACCCTTTTTTAAGCCAACCAGATTTTTTCCAATGATAATAGGCCCACGGTTCTGTTGTTTTAACAGTGTCCATAAAGGAATTTATTTTCAAAAAAGTTTCTTCACCCCACGCCTCGCGTATGGCTTTTTCTTTTGCTTCTTTATTTGTCATAGTTTTCAATTAATCGTTTAGCAATCGATTCAACGACCGGAACACTGACCCCATTGCCACATAATTTGTATCTTTTACCTTTAGAAATTTCTTTCACTTTACCGTCAAATACACCATACTGTGTCCAATTATCCGGGAGACCTTGAGCCCTTTCGTATTCAATATTTGTCAAATCTCTTATTACATGGCTACTCGCAAAATCTCTCCTTGCGCCCTCAGACATGGACACAGTGAGTGCGGGTGCAATGTCTGTTCTAAATCCGACCTGAATTTGCTTTTCATTAATCTGTTCAGTTCCCTCTCCGATAGGAAATATTTTTCGTCCACCTCGTCCTCTAAGATGTCCGACAAAGTAAAGCCGCTCTCTATTTTGGGGTAAAAGCCAACGTGTATTAAGAAGCTGCACTTCAATATCGTATTGTGGACAACTCTCATTAAGGTAGGCGAGTACTTCAAGGCTTTCAATGATGTCAATGCCTTTATTGACAGAGAGCAGCCCGAGTACGTTTTCAGCAATGAAATGCCGAGGTTTGAAATGGTTGAGGATTTTAATCGACTCAAACAATAAGCCGCTTCGTGTACCTGCTCGCTGTCCTTTGCGTTTTCCAGCAATGCTGTTATCCTGGCAAGGCCATCCGAAAGTAAAGAAGTCGATGTCTTTGACAATTCCTCCTTCGCAAATAGTGTCAATTGATCCTGCATAAATACTGTCTTTGAAATTATATGAATAGTTGGCTATCGCGTATTTGTCTATTTCGGAATAGTAGACATTGCTAAATTGGAATCCTCCCCTCTCTAATCCTAGATGAAAACCACCATATCCTGAAAACCCGTCGAGATAATTGATCGGTTGCATGTATCACTTTCCCCCTTCCTTTTCTATAAATAATATGCTCGTTGTTACGACTTTAAAATCGACGCCATCTAAAGTTGCTTCGTACGTAATCTTGATTTCACTTGATTGCAACCTCTTCATTTCCTTCAAAATGGCATGATTTAAGACTCGCAGAGTTGATTTGTTTTGAATGTTTGATAGGTATCTAATAATGAATTTCGTAAGAAGTGGGCTAAAGTATTTCTTCATTTCTCCTCCTCCTCTTCCTTGTAATACACCTCTCCTTCATCCGCCAAAGCGTTCAGTACTTCTGAAATGCTATCGGCTTCCTTAATATCGAGACCAGACTGCACGACGTAGGTTTCGGATTTGTCTCGACATATTACTCTGAACTTAGAATGATGATTTCCTTGGCTGTCATGGATGGTTCCTATTACTTCTCCGTCATTTGTAGTCCAAGATAATCTGTGATTTACACCTCCGTTTTTTAGGTAAAATGCGCCATCAAAGAACACTACCGTGTATATGTTGTCCGAACCTGGCTTTTTCATCTTATCGCCTTCGAATATCTCATTACCTTTCTTATCATTCAGTCCAGTGAACTGGCCGATCGTATTTTCGTCTACAAGCCAAACCCCTATAGGCTCATCGTGCGATGAAATAGAATATACATATCTACCGGTGTAGGCCACACCTGACCCGTCTTTATGTGCTTCTCTTTCTCTTTGCTTAACTATAAGGCCATAAACCCACTTACCTTCGGGTGTTTTTCCGCGGAATTTTATTTCTCTAGTCATGGCTCACACTCCTTTCGAATACTTCCTCCCTAGTTGGAGCAATGTCATATAGTGCGACAGCTCCATCGGTTTTTATTTTCATGATTTCTATTCCGTCGGCAATGGCTTGAAGGTCCTTTAGCGCTAACTTGTTGATATGGTCGGGATTATTGAATGGTGAGGTTTGCCAAGCATATAACAACAGTGTACAGCTATAATGCTCCGCGTTTCGGATATCTCTGCCGTTGTATATATGGACGTCGAAAATACCGCAAGTTCCGAATAAGGAAGCCGACACAACTTTGCCCTTTGATTGAATCTCAGCAAGAATTCCCATTGCTTGCTGTATCTGGTGCATGTGAGTGAAATGATTCATAGTGTTAAAAATTAAAACAATCTGTTATAAGTATATCCGCGGAAATTGATTTGTTACAACGATACAAACCTAATAACAAAAAGTGATAATTTATAACATTATGTTATAATAATTTACAACTTACTGGTTTACAGGGTTATATTTTATACACCTAAGCCCTGACTAATCCTCTCACCGATCTGAAAGAAATCCATAGCGCCTCTCTTTGCAGATTCGCTCCTATCTCCTGCTTCGAACTCACTTGGGGGTATGGTACTCATTAACATAATCAGATTGACCCAACTAATGCTTTCCACCACCTGATCCCAAGACCAACCTAGGTACTTGCAGACGCTTCCGATGAAAGCCCACGGACTATCTGATCCTGGGTATGTCTTACTTTTATCCTGATCTGATTCAGGGATGTTGTAATAAGAAAAAAACGTGGGATGTCCAGCGCCTCCACCACTGCGATTGTTGCTGTCTCAAGTTCGTCCATAGTAAGCTGTTCCATTAACGAGAGGTGGTAATCCGGCGGACAGTTCGGCGCATTGAATACCAGTTCGGCTATCACTTTACCGACTACCTCCAAATTGTTACTTAACAGGTTATGTATGTTTACCCTATCGTCGTTTATTTCCATTTTTACATCAGATAGAATCGCATTTATCCTGTGCATGGTTCCAAGAGTGATCGCCGGCATCATTAACGGTGATCCATCCTTTAACACAGCGATTTGTTTTCCGTTGGAAGCGACTGCGGATGATATGTCTTTTATTTGTTGTTCTGTCATTTTTGTAAGTGTTTAATTTCGAAAATAGGATCGGCCGACCACATGCGGTACAAATGGAACATATACACGCCTTTCATTATACCCAGTTTGCCTCCCGACGCGAGTATCGCATCGGTAAATTCACTATCGAGCCTTATGCTTGATTCCTGAAACCCGCCTACCCTGATCCATGTTTCCTTTTTGAATAGCATACATACTCCTGCTATATTAACTTTAGTTCCCTCAACGATACCCCAATAATCGTTGTGACAGATATTACAGATGTCTAGGTGCTCGAGTATATTGGTGCTCTCGTTGAACGTGTTCTGATATAGCTGATGTGTTCCTGCTAGCCTGTTTGTAGTAACTCCCAAGACGTCCCAATTCCTGCCTTGAGTATCTATTACGTGAGCGATCTGAGCCTTGCTGTCAGGTCTGAGAAACATTGCGTCGTGGTCAATCAGACCCACCCAACAATTGTCAGGAAGTAACGAGATAGCATCGTTATACGCCCGCCCAATATTCTTGTCCAATGCGTATGGTTGAATGTAGTGGATCACTTCGGTGTTATTTATGTTTGAACCAACTAAATCCATTGCGCTCATCTTTTTTAAATTCTGTGTTAACCATGTCTCCATGACGCAGCACATCTGAAAATTCTGTGCGTGCGATATAGTTAAATACTCCCATGTCTCCAAGTCCGCAGTCAGGTCGATTCGAGTGGAAATGCTTGTCGTTTACAGCTTGGAAATAGAAACTTAGTAACTTTCCAATGAACTTTAGAATAGTCTCTATGTCACCACCTAATATTCCTGCATTTAACAATGGTAGATCTTTATGATCTATCATAAATTCCTGAATCTTCGCATGTGGATGGTGTTTTAACATCCATTCGCATCCAAGGATTTGTGGTTCGTCGCCTGTATACAAAAAGCCCTTTTCCATATAGTTCCAAGGACTACGGAGCAATTCTACATCACTCGCGTCCACGCAGAATACATAATCGATTACCGACTTGTTCTCGCGCAGATACTGATAGTAGGAAACCCAGCGCTGGAAGTATGGGTTGATGTAAACGGGTACGCGTTGGAATACCGAGTCGTTAGCAAAGCAGTCATTTAGCACCACTACGTTTTCATCTGCGCAACTATCAAGAAGTGCCCTCAACTTTCCTTTGTCAGCCTCCCATACTTGGTTCGACCTCATTGGGTCACTGACGGAAGTGAAATAGGATGTGAGAATTACATTTTTTTTCTCTCTGAACTCAATGTATGCGCTTGATTGCTTTCGTGCATCATAAATCTTCGAATTGGCCTGAATCTGCTGAGTACGTTCGGTGCCGATACATGTGCTAGTTACTTCCTCCTGTTCATCCGCTGAATAAAACAATCCTTTGCTGTTCTCGACATCCATGTACCTAAAAGATGTCATGCCCGCGTTGTATATTCGGTCACTCCAATTAGGATGTTCATATCCCCACTTTCCGAATATCGGGTCCATTCCGCCTACCCTTTCGAGGACCGACCTATGTACGTACAACAAGCATCCTCTCACATGGGAATAAGCTCTTATACCATTGCCCTTCCAAAGTAGTAGCGTGTCATTCAATCTACGAGTATGAGGATTAGCAAAGTCTTCGAATATGTAGTTCAAGTGCACTTCCTTGCTATCAACGTAAGGTTTCCACCAACCCTCGACAAGCGGATAGGTATCGTCGTCGCTAAGGAAAATGTGATCACAACCTTCAAGAAGTTCAAGACACTTATTCTTTGCTCTAGCGATCCCAACGTTAGTTTCAAAACGATAATCTGATTCCGGTACGGGAGTTTCGCTCGCGTCATCAACGACAACCAGTTTAGCTCCTAGCGGGAGAAAATTCATCCACTGGCTGTATGATTTTTGGAATATCTCGTATCGATTGTGCGTAGTGATGCCAACACCAATAGATACGGGTTTCACATCTTTGGGTATAGAGTCTAGCAACTCTTTAATTTGATCAATTGTGTTCATAGACCTTTGCCAAGTTCTTTTACTTTATTGCCATTTAAAGAAAGGGAGCGCGATCGCGACTCCCAATCTGATCCCTTGGCAAGGGTTATGTTGTCGGGGGAACGTTAATATAACGGAATCCCCAAGGTGACATCGGATTTCCATTTCCGTCATCAGGGGTTGTTGAGCGTGCCGTGAACGACATCGCAAACATATCTGTACGAGTCAATGGATCAGGGAAACCGGCAGTAACCGCTCCCACCGGAATAAATAATTGAAATTTCTTTCCTTGATATGGTTTCGAAGTAACTCGCCACGCATAATGCTTTATCTCCGGTTGTGGCGGATACAAAAATGTTTGAGTTGCAGCGTCCCAGGTTCCCCCGAATAAATCCGCCGCTTTTTCTCCGTCGATATCCAAAGACGAAGCGGCAATGGATGCCGGGTCAGTGTCTCCTGGCAACACAAAGCGAATTCCCGTTTTATCCTCTACACGGATATCATTTGTGGTTACCTCAGGCACTGTAATTGCCAGCGACCCATCCCTTATATCAACTATTTTTTTGAACCCTGTTGTTGGCATAGTCCCATCTGCATTAATGGGAGCATATTCTAGTGATTCTACGCCTGTTACTGGTGTTGGCATAATTTTTAAATTTAAGCGGTGTCTTGCCGCAGTGAATAATATCTTAATCTAATGTTAGCGTAGTGGCTATTATCTTCATCCTTAATAATTTCGGCCGCTGTATCTAAACGAAAATGGTAGTTAAAACCATAGTAATCGTCTAACAGTGATATCATCGGAGTGATAAGCTCTCTGAATCTGTTAAAGTTGGCCTGCATGCCCAAAACCCCGGTGTTTATATCGGGGACATGGATGTTCACATTTGCAACTCCCTCCTGAACCTGTTCAGCATTGATCGCTACAACATTTACGACAATGTCTTCTTTTTTACTCCCGAAGGGTCTTGAAAGCCGTGCAACTATGCCCGTCAACCCTACAGCAGATCGATATCCGCTCTGCAATATCTTGTTCGTGATGTCGTCAATTACGTTTACCGATGATCTTATCGTCCTCATGCTGCCAATCTTTTAGCCCGTTCCCACGCTTCTCTTATCTTGCTCTCCATCCCCAAAGTAGCCCCTGTTATTACATCTTTACCTTTCGATTCTACCCAGCTTGCATATTCCATTCCCGCAACCATGACTATGGCCCAACCCTTCTTGTGAACTTTCGCTATGTCGTCAGCCACCTTCTCGCCTATTGCTTTACCCTGACTTCCTTGAGCGTAAGTGTGGAAGTCGTTGACGAGTTGCTTGCCGTTGTACATGATTATGTACCCCATACTCGATCTCAGGTTGCCGGTCTGATCGTTAAACCCTCCATCATTTGGTCCCTTTTGCCTTGCTCGTGTCAGTGTTTCAAGCGCTACTCTGTCAAGCTCCAATCGCAGAATGGTTATAAACCGCTGCATTTCTCTTTCAACCTCAGCCTGAATCTGATTGCGGTTAAACTTGGGTGTTACTGTTACTCTCATATCCACCCCCTCGAATGAAGTTGACCTTTGTGGAATCGAATTAGATCGAGTTGCCCGGGAAAAACTTCATTGCATTCGATCTTTTTCAGTGCGACAGATTCGGGAAGGTCCGTTCCGATTGGGAATGCGATATCGTAATTGTACGTTACTTCGGTGCCGTCGACTTTCCTTACACGTTTTCCCGATCCGGCTGGAATCACTCTTGCACTCACCTCGATTGTTTGTTCAGGCCCCGTCGGCTCATACTCGCCTGTATCAGGATTATATCCTCCGTTAGCAGGTATGTGAACACGAACAATATGTGGGTACTGCTCTACCATCCTCTATACACGATTACTTTTGGTTCGGGATTAAACTCGTCAGGAACTCCCCATTTACTTAGTATCGCTGATCGCAATCTTAAAAGGACATCTCCGTCCTGTCTTGTGATCGAATAATCCAACTCGCTAACACTTTTGGGCAACGTTATAACCCATAAAATAAGCCCTGCTAGCGCCAACTCAACCTCCTTGAGCTTCTCTGTATTGTAAGTGGCATCAGGAACCAATCCTTGATTGACTAACTGAAACTCAACGGCCGATGTGGGCACTTTGTCAAGAATGGCTGTTTGCGCTAGTAGGGCTTCTTTGTAGGTCATTATCGTTCTACGTTGTTGGAGTGTTAACTACCTTTGCGTCGATCTGGAATATTTGGTCAACGTTGTTGATTACGGGCACCTGACGAGCCTGAATGTCCGTGAATTCTCCGAAGGGCTTATGCGTTACATATTTGGAAATCAATGCACCGAATTCGCCATTGGTGTAATTGACCGCCTCTGACCGATGCGAATCTTCTACCACCCGTTTCCAAACCAATTGACCAACGTTTGTTCCGGTTGTAAGAATGATCTTTCCTTCGTCCCATGCTTTTACTGTCTTGATCTTCTTGTCTTTCTCAAGCTTAACTGAACGGTTAATAACAGTTACAGTTAGTCCAAGCTCGGTTTCCAGAAAGTTCATGAAGTCCTTCGAAGATGGGGCGGGTTTGGTCGTACCAAAATTTCCAACGAAAACCGCGTATAGGTCCTTTACTTCTTTGGTTTGACGCGCAAGCTCATAATATTTCTTGTCGATGAACAAGTTGGTAATGGTCTTGCCTTTACTATCCGCTTTATCAATTGACCGTTTTAAGTCGCTGATTGGAGTAGCATTGGCTGCGTCCGTCCAAGCTGCGGAAACTCCGTCCTTGTTGTCGCTAAGATATCCGTAGTCAACCCTGATACCGGTTCCTACGTTGTCATCGTCTGTCAAGGCTACACCACTGGAAAACCCTCTTAAAAAAAGGTACTCCTTTTGCTCCTCAACACCAACGACACATCTCTTTGTGTCGTCAAACAATTCAGCGACGATTTCCGATTCAGGTGCATTCTTTGCAATCAAAGTATCTACCAAGTCCAGTTGGTTCTCATTCATTTTGAGTTCCATACCGATCTTAGGTATATCCCCTGACGCACTCGATAGTGCAGGACGGCTTTTTAATGGCAACGGAGAATCCATTGCTACCACGTCAGCCACCACATTCTGATTGTCTGAGGTAATTGATGTCCATTTTCCGTCCACGGACTGCTTAGGGGTCAACATTGTTTTGTGTAGATAGGTCGGAGCCTTATCTTCCCCGTTAATAGTTTTGTATACCCTTGCTACAAAACCGGTTAAATACTTTTGAAAGTACTTTACAAATTGTGATTGTTCTGCCATTACGATAAGTCTGATCTGAATTCAATATGATTGTTCATTGCAGTCAAAAACGCAGTTTTGATAGCTGCCACAGGAAATGGAGAAGCAACTTCATTAACCACGCCCCAGGTCATAATCGCTGCGAATGGTCTTTTGGTTAAGATCGTGGCTTTCAATACTCCTGCGTACACATGCCCGGACGGCAAAGATGCATAGGCTTCGTTCCCAGAAGCTAGGGGCATCGGCTTATAATTTCCGCTCGATGTTTCTTTGATGATGATATGTCCGGCCTGCAAAACGTCCAAAGGATAGCCGGTAACGTCAAGACTTTTGCCACCTCGTATGGATGCAAATTCCTCTATGATTACTACGCTGTCATTGGAGTTTAGTACGTCTACAGACTCATTTACCAAATTGACTTGTACTGCCATTTTATTAGATTTTTACGTTGTTAAATACAGCGTCCAGCTCTGCTTCAGACGCGTTCCCACTTGGGCCACCAAAACCGCCATTCGGTTTGTCTTTACCGAAACCGATGAGCTTATAATCTTCAAAATCTGATTCCACGTCAGCCAAATAGGCATCAAAAGCCTCATCATTTTCGAAGTTCATTCGCCCGAAGTCCCGTAGGATCTTTGATTGATACTTTTCATCGGAATCTTTGATCTTTGCGAGAACCGCATCTTTCCGCGAATTCACAACCTTCTCCCCTTTGATAGCCTTGATATCATCCTGTAAGGCTTTAAATTGATCAAGTAATAGCTTCAAATGGTCGTTTTTATCCTTGTCAGGGTCTTCGTTTGCAGGGGTTGAATTCGGTTCAACTGGTTTAGGGTCAGGTTCAGCAGGATTCTTGCTTTTCGCCAAAGCTTCAAGTGATCTAATTCTATCGTCGTTCTTGGCGATCTCAGCCAATGGATTTATTTCATTGTACTGATCCAATAATCCTTCTATTTCCTCTTCCTTTGTTGTTTTACCATCCACCCACTTAACTAGCGACTCAACGCGTTCGTTCGACAATTGCACGCCCGGAAATTTGCTTTTCAGTAATGCTTTAACCTGTGTTTTTAGTGACATAATCGTGATTGTTTTTGAGTAATAGCCTGCTTCTACTGGCCTGTAAATGCAGTATATGCCTCTTGCTTTGTAAAGTTACCTCGGGGTGTTTGGGTGGGAAAATGGGGGCTTGTGATGCGTTTGGATATCACAATATTTTGGTATATTAGAGGGCAATCTATATCATTTTATGAGTCCTGACGAATTATTACAGGGGGCCGGTATCTATCAATGGGATGCTATATCCGATACGTTTGATGGCTGCGATATTTTTATTGGAAATGGTTTTTCAATAAACATGTGTCAACGTCTATCTTATAGAGAACTGTTCGATTTATTTAGAAAGAAGTGCATTCCTGAACTGACTGAACTATTTAAAGCGTGCGGAACTACAAATTTTGAATTGATCATGGAAGTGCTAAACAACGCTCGTAGAGTTAACGAACTTCTTAAAATAGACAATTCAAAAGTTGAGCCATTAATTGATAGTTTGAGGTCGTCTTTGATTCAGACTATAGTCGACACTCATCCTGGTTACCGAGAAATAAGTCCCGAAATCTTTCGGTCGCTATCAGTTGAGTTTAATGCTTTTAACAACATTATTACAACGAATTACGATGTGTTTCTTTACAAAATCATCCTAGCTTTTAATGATCTAGTGGAGCGAGGATTGGTTTCTGGGAAGTTGTATCAAGATTCATTTTGGGAAGAGATCGATGAACATAAGCTTGGAGTTGGCGTCGGTTATGAAGACAGAAGAAATATCTTCTATTTGCATGGATCACTTTTTATTTTCAATCGCCCGAGGACCTATAAATACAGGAAAGGAACGGAGTCGGATGAATATATACGAATATTGCGACAAGAGATAGAACATGATAATATCCCTTTATTTGTTTCGGAAGGAAACTCTGATGACAAATTAAGAACGATACAAGACAACTATTATCTAAGCACGTGCGCAAATTATCTTCGACGTAGAAAAGATGATCTAGTGGTCTACGGATCTTCATTCTCGCCTCCTGACCGTCATATTGTAGGGTGGATAAATGAATCAAAAATCAAATCAATTGCATATTCTATTTACATAGGCAACAAAACACTCCCTCAGTTGAAAGATGAGATTTCAAGAATAAACAATCAGTTTGGTAATATAAGTATCGCGTTTTTTGACTCCTCATCATTGTTTAAATTTCATCCGTATTACAGATTTTAATTTTTCACAACAGTTTCAACAACCTTCCTGTTATCTCGTATCCAATACGGTGTGCTCTTCCACCCTTCGATGCGCTCGTAGTTGTTGCGTAAGTATGTATTGAATTGATCAGGAGTTACTTTAACAAGCCCGGCTTTAATCCGAATTGCCTCAACCGCAGCAGCGGTGTCCTGCCCCGATGCAATCAGCTGCATGTATTCGTCCATTTGTTGCCTGTTCATGAGAACAGGTGTTTTAAAGCACAAGCATTGTGGATGCCATCCGTTCCATTTAAAAGTGGTTGGATAAGTTCCTTCGAGTGACCTGCATACTTCACAACGTATTTTAGGCTTACCTGATTTACTCAGCTGTATTTTATAACCCAAAATGATCGGGTTGTTTGCCCAGGCGGCATTGTCCGCGTCTCGATAAGCCATGTTGGTTTCGGTTCTGGTCAATCTTTGGGCATTTCTAACGGGTGACCTGTAAATTCCTTTTCCCGGTGAAGGAGTTTTTACCTCACTAATCAATTCAGTTTTAAGTTTACGGCCAATACTTGTTTCCGATGTTCCCGTTGCAACCCCTTCTTTCAAAACTGCGTTAATGATACTCTGTGCTCGGTTGGTATTCTTCCATACCCTATCCGACAGTCCCAATCCTTTGTCCTTCCGAGCAATAAACTTATCCAATGCAGCGTCATTTGGATCGTACCAAACAGCTCGAAGTTCAGGCGGAAGCGTCTCACCTTGCAACCGTTTATCTAAAAACGCAAAGGTCTTTTCGTTACTTATCTGCCACGCTCTTTGTATACCTGTTTGTATGGTGAGGGTTTGATTGTCCGCCAGTTCTCTGAGCATGTCGTTAAGGCGTTCATTTAAAAGTCGTATCGGAAGGTCTTGGATAAGTAAAAGGCTTGCCTGACGGATGAACTCATCCCATAAGTCGGCAATAACACTGGTAACAGCCGCTTGATTGCGCAAATGTTGAGTTTCGTACTTGTTGACAATGTCTTGTGGTAGCATGGTGTAAAGGTAATAAAATATAACAGTATGTTATAATATAGGTCTGCGGTGGCGAGCATAATTTTCACTTGAAAAATTTCCGTAAAAGAGCTATTTTGCGCAATGATTATAGCCGATTCCGCTTCATAAACCGAATGGCAGAATTAAATCTTTAAACAACTTGAACCATGGATAATCTAATTGAGAAAGTTTTCGAAATAATTTTTACTAAAATACAATCCCATGAATTTGATGAATTTATACATATTATTTATAACGATTTGATTGAAATATCATCTAACACGCTTGGAGCGGACGATCAATTTACTAATCAACTGCGGATGAAAAGGCCAGGGCTTAACCTGATATATGATCCAGTTGACGAGAAAATCAAGCTTACGAGCCTTGCGCACATGTTGATATTTAAAATGAATCAAAGACAGCAGACGGATGCTATACGGTCGCAATTATACTCTGAGGAGTTTTCGGGGCAATTCCGACTTTTAATTGAATCGCGCCTCGACGACTTGAAGAATAAAGCTAACAATGACCTAACGGACATAAAGTCCAACGCAAGCGCGCAGATTCATTCGGAAGTAACGAGAATCCAATTAATGATCACATCCGGTTTAGCGGAAATAGAGCGAACGAGTAAATCCCAAGAATCTTATCAGAAAGAAATTGACAAGCTTGTTGAAAAATTCAGAATCCAGATTCAAGAAGTCGCTGATCAGAAAGCAGAATTGGATACACACTTGACACAGGTTAAAGCCGCGACGCCTAAACTGGAAAAGTTTCTGGGGGATATTACAAAAATAAAAAATATAGTTCGATTCGATACTCTTTCGAAGAATAACCTAATTCAAGCTATCGTGTGGGGTGTGTTTTCTGCCGCATGCATTGTTATTCTCATATGCTTTATTAATAAAAATGTAATTAACGCAGACTACACAAAATTGTTAACGCTTATCAAGGACAATTACAAATTAGGATACAATCACGAACTGAGCCGAAATGCTCTCTTGTTTACAATAATAAAATCATCTACGGGTAACTTCATACTACTAACGATTGGAATTTATATACTTGTGTTTTCGATAAAGAACTTCAAAGCATGTATGCACAACTATATTATATATAGCCATAAGGCATCTGCGCTTAACTCTGCTACAACACTTAGCGGAGCAGTGAAGGACGAAAGCAAAGATGCTCTCATTCTTCAAGCAGCTGATGTGATTTTCTCCCACCAACATACAGGATTCACGGGTAAGGACGCAGATCAGGCGGCTCCAAGTGTTATCGGAAGTGTTATTGAAGCGTCCAAAGTGGCGAAGTAATGGAAGTTCTTATATAGGTTTATCAGGTAAAGGCATCCAGTGAGTAGGTTCAATTTTTTTCCTATTACCAAACTCATCCGTAATATTCCATTCTTTGTACTCGTGATCATACCTTGCGAGGGCATAACCTCTGCCATTCTCCCATGCTAATACTAAAACGCTATTCGATGCTAGGAATTTTTCATTGCCACTCCTATGAGGCAACCTATCATTCACATTTATCCATTTCATAGTCTATTTCCCTTTTTATTTTCAAGCACATCTCGTAATCCTCGATACCTTCATAATGTTTCAAAGCCTCGTCAAGTGTTTCGAAACCTTCGTCAAGCATTAAAACTTTGAAAAGATTGTGGTAGCTCAACCTGCGTTGCGCCATTTCAAATTCATCTATCGGAACAATTGATATGCTCTGTAGTCCTCTTACTTCCATACTAAATATACTTAATCAAGGTTAATTGTCCAATCCTGTTCATTGTGGTCCCAATGAAATACAAGATAACTATCTTCGTCATTTCCTGGGAAATTGGTTAGCGGTATTCTGATAGCACGATTTATATCGACTATTGGGATTCTATACTTTTGACCATGAAAATCTCCATACACGGGGAGACTTTTCAAGGCTGCTTCCAGTTGTTTTCTTGTGAGTTCCATACCAAAATATACTTAATCATTATGTTCGTCCGTATCCAAATTATCCTGATAATGGGCCTCTTTATACATTGCTGCTTTCTCTCTAGCTATTTTTTTCGCGGATTCAATTGTATTTGCTTTTACGTAAAAAGAAACGTCCCCGTTATACCCTGTCTCTGGTTGATCCTTAAAAAAAGCATCTGGACGAAGCATAACATTTACATCTAGTTTTCCGTCGGAAGGATCAAACGAACAAGAGTAAGTGTTTTTTTTATTTAAATCAATATTTCTCTCATCTAGCTCGTACTCTAATATATCATCGTTCAATTCCGAGTAACCCTGCTCATATCCAATTTCAGCAGCGTTTTTTAAATATTCTTCTGCTTTTTCTTTCGTGGAAAATATAGCTTCAATTCCATAATCACTATACAATCCGTATGTCACAACGTACACTTTCATACCCCTAAGCTATTGCATTTTCCCTAAAATCCCTATTCAATTCATAAGTCAAAAAGTAGAAGAAGAACGCGGCCCGTTGACTCTTTGTCAAGCCCCGATCACCGCTAAACATGCTGCTCAAAGTAGACTTATCAATCGCTAGCTGCTTAATGAGATCATTCCGCTTAATGCCAAACTCTTTCATCCTAGCTTCAATCCATTCGAGGTCAATCAGGTCGACGTCTATGGAGTGAACTACCGGCACAATATTGTGTTCAGGAAAAATCTCTTTTGCCCGTTCTACCAATTGTTTTTGGTTCAGGATAAAACCATTAAGAAGTCTGGACTGGGTTATCTTAACCGTTTTTTCGTCCAGAACTTCTATTTCGATACCCATACGCCTGTAATTAGATATCGACCTTGCTTGCTCCTTTGTTAGTTCCAGTGTCGTCATAACATTATGTTTTAAAGGGAGGGGGATTATTCCCCCTCTATCCTTATTTCCCTCAAATTAGTCAGATCAAATATTGCAAGCTGTTTGTTTTGCTTAGCGAATCTGATCGCTTCGTCCATCTTACTAAAGAGCTTTATCGAATCGAAGTAGTAAAATCCGTTTTCATCGTTAAGCCACCCTCCTACTATTTTTTCGTGCTCTAACGCATGCTTTATCACTTTCTCTAATCCTTCTCTGTTAAAACTATCCTGCGTCTCCAAGTAAGCGACACATATTCCAAATTTCACTGGTTTCATTGTCTCGATGTGGAGTGTGAAACCGTACGGGTTGTTTTTCGAGTATTCCCAAACTCTGTCAATTAGTGTTTCCATTTTTTCAACTTGTTTTGTTAATCTGTCAAAGAACGTCATCTCCTGATGACATAACAAAGATAATAATAAGTTTGCGAATCGCAAACTTTATTTTGAAATATTTTATTTGTACTTTCGATATAAAACAAATAATGATTAAAAACACAAAAACTCGAGTTCGGCTCCTAAAATCGTTTGCAGTAGCGTCTACCGGAATGCTCTGCACTGGTTGCGAATGCATTAATAACATCGGTCCTTTTAATGCCGCGGTGTGGGGAAACGTATCAGATTGGGTCATGGTGATCGTTACAGCTATTACAGCGGGTTTTGTTTGGTGGACATTAGATGCTCAGCGCGCAATGCTAGAAATTGAGCAGTCGAGGCGTCTGACAGAGGCACGACCTAAATTTGCTGCTACCGCCACCAGTTGGCTCAACACGCAAAACAAGATGATATTACGCATTGACGTGTATCTTAAAAAAAATGATGCTAAACAGGTAAACATAGACTTCTCGGAAGAAAACACAACACCTCCGAATCCTTTAATTGAGCATGGTGCAGATGGTCTGTTTCCACAATACAAAGTAGCAAAATGGACAACTGATAACGCGAAGATGTACGTATTTGAGAGCACTGACGAAGTTCCGACAGTTGAACCAGAAGGTGTTCGCAGCATGACATACACTTACAGAATTGGGATAGACTTCTACTCCATGCATAAAGAATCTCCGCAATACTCACAAATAATTAGAATCAACGGAGTTTTAGGTAAAGATGCGGATGTAACGGTATATCCTGCCAGTGAATCGGGGACGACATAGCTATTTTCGTCTTAGATACCGAATCACAATTATGTTTTCTAGTTCAAAGTCAAGTCGCTTAAGATATTGAGTAAATTGTCTGCTTTATTCTCGCCTAACAACTCCCCATCAATAACGAGGTATCCCATGCCGTTAGAGTAAATGTAATCCTCGGCTTGTTCCCATGAATTGGCGATGATGTATGGCCCCTCAAAAGTTGCGAGCTCTTGTGTGTCGGGATTGATCGCTTGAAGATGTGTTGTAAATGTTTTCATTTGCAAATGTTTTTTAATATTGGCAATCAACTAGTTATGTTTTGAAATTATCTTTTTTCTGGCTATATTTGCTGTCATGGCGAAGCTATATTTCGCTCCAGATAGAGGTCTAGGTATTTCTACAGAGCAAGTAAAAAAAATAATTAACCGGAATAAAATGATTTTATCCAACTCATTATCATTTTCAAAAATGTTCGATATTCCTGACGATGCGAAACCATTTTTGGCTGACTCATTTAAGCCTGATATTTCACGGGAATTAAAAGAGAAAAGGGAAAACGTATTAGAATCAATATCTTGGCAATTGAACAGTAGAACAAATTCTTCTTCCATTAAATCACTCAATCCTGAGTATTTCGATCGGTCGATCACAATTAAGATTATTTAGTAGTTAAACTCAAATGATATGGAAACAGGCGACATTACGGCCCGTCATTCATTGGCGGGCTTTGTTGTTAATTCCACCCCCGTCAAAGCAAAATACAAGTTCTGAAGTTGATGCACGTGTTTAATAACCGACACGTATTTTCCCTTGAAATAAAACTCCCAGTAGCCATCTATTAGCTTAAGGTTTAGTTCTCTTCCATATACAGCATAAACGCCTAATACTTCGTGGAAACCAAGCTTTATTAGCCATTCTTCTGTTAGAGGGATTCCGTTCAAGTCATCTATCGATATATTGAAAATAGCCGTCCTTATGGTTTTCTTTTCGATACCTTTTACTATTACTTGTAGAGTAAGTCCATCTTTTGTAACTCTTAGTAAGTTTTCAAGGCCTAGTTCTTGTGGTTGTATCATACTCCCTCCACCCTTTCCAACTCCTTCAATATATCCTTTAGCTCCTGTACCCTGACTTCAAGTGTCCTGATCGTCTCGGGATGTGGGAACGTTTGGCTCTTGACCTCGTCAAGGTTATGCTCCGCCACTTCTAGGCGGTGTTCGATTAACTGTTTCATTACACCAACTTTTTTAAGAATTTTACATAACTTTCCATAACGACACATAGCAGTACTACCGGCCAAAACATTGAAGCAATTAAAAGCCTTGACTTGCTGATTTGTGCTGTATACCTATCATAGAATATAGAGTTACGATTGCCTTTTTTCTCTTGCTTAAAGGCTATAATTTGCATTACACTGAATGCTATAAAAACCGTGATGAGATATATTGTTATCATCCTTCCTCCCCTTCGTTTATTGGCCGTAGGCCATATTTGGATGGGTTGTTGATGACTTCGTCCGCTCCGTTAATAAAGCCAAGTCTATAATGAACCTCATCAACACATCTGTGATTAAATTTAGCCTCTTCTTTGGCTTTTTCCTCAACCGCCTTTTTCTGTTGTTCATTCATCTTATTTATTCTCCTTTTGCTTTTGTTCGTGTTGATTTGCAAGAAATGTAGCTGCTACAAAGTAAATTGCCGAACAGATAAGATACCCGTCACGGTTGAATTCGATGTAAGAAACGCAATGAATCAAACCTATAATAAATAGATATAGGCTAGCTTTCATGTTGACATCCTTTTAACTTAACCCAACCATAAGAAACAAGATCATCAACGCTTAATCCCACCCAAGG